GGAACTATCTTCCGTGTCATTTAATATGGTCAATTCTGTTGCGTAGAAGAGGTTATCTCCTGCTGTTGTTTTAGAGATGGAAATAAGATACTTAACCATTCTCCATTCTGTTGCATTATGACTATCTAATATTGTAGTGTTTTCAATTTCAGAAATAGTGTTGTCGTTATTACCGAAGGTGCCAAGGCGTGTTGCTTGGGACGCGGTAGTGTCAATTAAATCTTCATAGTCTTGCTGAGATGGCCTATCGCCAGTCTCATAACGTGATTTTACTGTTGCAATTGATTGTTGTGCCATGACTAAATTATAACATTATTTTTATAACTTTTTATAAATTAAACAAATATATAGGTTCCTACGTGCACTACTTTAACATGTGGTGCTACATACACAGAACCACCAAGTTTACGCCATAGTGTACAGAAATAGTAGTCTTCTGACAAAAGTCTTTCTTCTTCTGGGTCTACTTGTGTTTTCCAAAAATCATAAATGTATTCACCTTTTTTAATACCACCCAAATCTAGTTGATCACTTTTATATTTTCCAACATGTTCTTTCATTGTTTCAAAAACATTACGTTTAATTAACAGCAAACCAGTTCCTATGTTTTTTACCTCTAATGGTTTTTTAGGATTATCTGCTACCTTATGCAAGTCTTGTCTATCAACAAAGTTTATGTTTACATAAGATCCAAACCTTTTCAAATCAGGTTTTTTTAATTCTGCTGCTTTTTCTACGTTAGCCCAGTTAATTGCTTTCATTGGCACGGCAGCCCCAATAATATCTAAATCTGCATCAATCATATCTATAACACCATCAGCGTTAAAACCTTCGTCACCATCAATAAACAATAGGTAGTCAGCATCAGATCTTAAAAATAGTTCTGTAAGGGTGTTTCTGGCTCTGTTGATTAAAGATTCATTGTATAAATCGTTAAACGTTACTTTGTATCCTTTATAGGTTAGTTTCATTACTAGTCCCATAATGCTCTTCATAAAGTATCCATGACAAACCCCACCGTACATTGGGGTTGCTATAAAAATGTTAGGTTTTTCTTTTTTAGTCATATGTCTATTCTACACCATTATGCCTTTCTTCTTGAAAAGGTCTATCACGTAACCATGTTACTATTGCATATTTTGTTCCTGATGTAACTGGATGGGCCTTGTGACGGTATGCGTAATTTGAGGGGAACAAAAGTAACGTTCCAGCAGTAGGCTTAATTGTTATATTAAAGTTTACAAACTCAATTTGACCACCTTCATAATTATCATTAAGATATAAAACTGCTGATAAATATCTACCAGAATCAGTTCCACCATCAAAATGAGAATGAAATTCTTGACCAAAAGAATATTTTAACATATTATAATCTTCATGCCACAACACCGATTTTTCTATATTAAAATCTAATCCATATCTTTTGTTATAATCTATGGTGGTAGCAAGAAGAAGCGTATACATTTGATTATGAATTTGTTGTGCTAAATAATTCTCTAATTTTGATTGATAGGTAATACCCAGATCATAGTTAGTTCTTATTTTTTGATCATAATTTGGTGTGTTATCTTCATGATTTAATATTGCTGCCTTTGACCAATCAAGATTATTATTTGAATCAGAACATTGTTTTTCTACATCTGCAATTGTTTGTAACGGATTTTTCCAAACATTTTCATATACATCAATACATCCTGCCAATGTTTTACTTGGCTTTATAACTTCATAAAATAAACCGTTAATCATATCTAACATTTTTATGCTCTATTCTAAAGAATATAGTTGCTATAGCCAATAACCTGTAAAGGAATTGGGGGCACATTACCTGGACCATATCCTTCTACTGTTATTGTTGTAAATCTTATTCTAAAAGGTAAGATGTAATTTATTTCTACCGTGCCAGGTTTGTAATATATGTTGGTTTGGTAATAATCTGAAGTTTCAATACTTCTTAACTTTTGTTTATTGTCATCAACAATAATTGCTGTTGCCATTAGTCAGTTACATCTTCAAGGATAATTAGACTACCTTGTGCAACTGTCCAAACAATGTCTGCTGCAGATAACTCAATATCAAAGATATCTCCTGTTTGAAGATTCTGTGATTCTTCTGCTGCAAGTTTAACTGTAAACTCTCCAGCCAAATCATCTGCATCTGCTGCTGGTGTCAAGAGCATAACTGTATTTGCATTATCTGTAATAACTCCAAGATCTGCAGTAAGGTTTGGTCTTTTAATTTTCATAGCAATGTCCCAATCTGCTATAACTAAAGGAGATTGTTCATCATCTGTTACGTAAACTTTAAATGCTGAGGTGTCACCACGAACTACTGTCCATTTAACAGTTGGGGGTTTAGCACCTACGTTGTATAAATCTTGAGATGAGTTTCTAAGGATGGCCATACTGTAATTATATCATGATTCAAAAAATAATTACGAAAGACCGTTCTTTAATGCTCCCCAAGTACCGTTACCTTTGGCGGTAACTACAAGAACTCCATTAGATGCATCTGCGTAAGCACAAACTGCTACTGCACCTGCACCACCTGCTGGTCTAACGTTTGTTAATCCTCCACCAGTCTTTACGTATAAAATATCACCTGCAACAAATTCAGATGTGTTAACATCTGGCAACACTCCAGATACTACACATATTCCTTGTGCATTATTTGCTGTTGTTGATTTTAATAATCCTAATATTGGTGAAGTTGTTGTAGGAATTGCTTTTCCTATTGTTGTTAAATCTTCTCCTGAATCATGACCATTAATAAATACAGGAGATCCTGCTGCAATTGATGCTCCAGATGTATTAATTACATCTAATTTCATGTAAGATAAGCCAAGTCCAGCAAGTGTATTATCTAATGAAGTTGCTAAAGAAGCAATATCTCCATGTACGTTTACACTATCATCAACTTGTGGGTATGGTAAATTATATATGCTTGATTGACCTGTTGCCATACAAATATTATATCATTTTAAATAATTTTTTGTATTATCTTACTAATATGACATTTTTGATTTGACTTGCTGGCAAATAGATGTTATACTTGATATATGACACCTACCAAGGGTGTCATGTTTTCTTAGGAGAGAACTATGAAAAAAGATAAAAAATTTTTAATAGGATTGCTCGCAAGTCTTGGATTATCTTCAGTATTTTTGAACATTTCTAATGCTCAAGGTGTTGAAACTAACCTAAAAAACGATAAATATGCAACATTTACCGCTGAGGCGGTTTTTTTGCTTTCTAGGCCAGATCATTTAAATAAACCATCTAGAGATAATGTAAGAACCCTTGCTGAATATCAGGATAAAGGACAACTTACTGACATTGAACTAAAAACTTTGCTATCTGCTTGTGGTTTTGAAAATAAACACTTAGTTGAGGCTTGGGCCATTGTTAAAAAAGAATCAATGGGTAACGCCTTGGCTTTTAATGGCAATAAAAGCACTGGAGACAAGTCATACGGATTGTTTCAAATAAATATGATTGGTGACCTTAATGCTGATAGAAAAGAAAAATATAATTTAGACTACACTAGTCAACTTTTAAATCCATCAATTAACTGTCAAGTTGCTTACATAATGAGTAATGGTGGAAAAAATTGGGGACCTTGGAAAGGCATAACTTCAAAAACTAGAGAATTTATGTACCAGTTTCCTAAAGATTAATTTACTGGATAAGCGTTATATACAAGTAAAGAATCTGCTACAACCAAGCCAAATGGTTCTCTCATAAAATCATAAACATTTCTATCTTCTTTTACTGTTTCTATTTTATAAACAATACATGCTGCTTCGCCAATCATTTCGGTTGGACTTTTTGCTATTTGATCATTTATTTTTAATTCAGAAGCAACACAAAATATTAGTTTATTATCTCTTATTACTAAAATATCTTCTTGAGTAGAAAATCTTTTATAAATATCATCGTTAATTATAATGGTTTCAGAAACATTAGTTTTTTTAATGTTTGTTACTTTAGACTCTACAGTGTTATACTCAGTAACTACATTACCTGACCAAGATTTTAATCCTTCGTGGTTTGTTATAGGTAAACTGTCAAAAGTTTTAGTAATTAATATATCTTCAACAACTATATCTTTTGCTAACTTATATCCTTCTTTAGTTAGTACTGGTGTATTTTCATCTATGCAATATGGAGTAGGCGTAACTCCATATGTAGTTGGTGAAAATCCAAATACTCTAAAAGGCGAAAACCCAAATACGTTAAATGGTGAAAATCCAAAAACGTTAAAAGGTGAAAACCCAAATACTTGAAATGGGGAAAATCCAAATACACCAAATGGTGTAAAACTAAACTGTCTTACGGTCAAATCAACAGGTGCTTCATAATCTGCTGGTGTTGTTACTGCTGGAATTTGTTCAACAACTTTTCCATCATTTGCAAGTTCTGTTGGTTCTCCAGAAACTGTAGTGGTTACATTACCTAAAATAAAACCTTCAGATACAACATCTGCTTGAGCCTGTGCACTTGTTCTTCCAATAAAATTAGGAACCAGTTTCATTCCTTTTTTTACAACGTATTTAACTAGTTTTCCAAATAATGCCATAGCAAACCCCTATGCGATCAAGTCGCCGACTAGAAGCCAGGTGTTTGTATCAAACTTAAACAAGGATGCACCTGAGTACCTTGCTGCAATTGCTTTATTTGTATTTTTACTATTTAAAGTAACTCCTGCACCTGCAACAAATGTAACAGACCCAGTATTCATTCTAAAAACATCTATTTCTGATCCTATTGGAAAAGCAATACTTGAATTAGGTGGAATAGTTACTGTCCATGCTCCTGTAGAATCAAAAGTTATACTTTGACCAATATCATTTAATGTTAAATCATAATTTTGTGTTCCGCTACCAG